GTTTCAGCGCTACGAAATGCTCCGGCAAAAGTTAAAAGAAGAATAGCTTTATTTCGAATATCTAGCAATGACTCTCCAAGACTGCTAATCATCTCTTTAAGATCTTCAAGCAAAATCGGACATTTGCGTATTTGAGGAACACCATGTACTTTTCTAATCCCACGCATTGTATGTTGAATAATATCGTGTCTATCTTCAAGAGGTTTCCCGATTCCACGGTGCGCATCTCGTATAGCTAAAATTCTAAGTTCAAGAGTAGACATTTTTAGAACGGGAGCTTTTTCGACGATGTACGCAACGACAGTTTCAAGAGAAGCGGGCAAATAATTCAACGATCGTTCGATACACCAACTTTTAAAGCACGCCCATCCATATGTGTAGATTTTTTTTGTGCGTTCGCTTTTACAACTGTGCATGTAAAATTGAGCTTTGTCGGCAAGAACGATAAAATCGTTTAAGTATTTATTTTCATATTTGATAATTTCCATGCACATATGATAACATACGCAAAAAGGGAAGACAAGAAAAAAAGTGAAATCGCAAAAAGGCAGTCCTGGCCTGCCTATGGTAAAATAAAATTATTTATACGGTATAAAAAGTAAAAAAACAAAATAAAAATAGACACGGGTGAATCACAATGGAAACAGAACTTGATAAAAATTTTGGAGAGGCTTATTCGTCTTTATGCAATTTTACAAAAGCATTTACAAAAATTAAAACGGAAATTCCAGGAGACACACTAAAGTTGTGTAAATTTTTTTATGTAGAACCTGTAGATGAAATGGTTGAGGAAATATATAGCATCTTGTGCCATCTCCGTATGTCACTTGCGGAGGACGACATAAACGAAAGAGATACAGGACAAAAACATGATTGAAAATTTTTTGATAAAAAATCTTACTCTGCTAGAGAGAAATCCTCGCACAATATCGAAAGAGCAAATGTCAAAACTCTGCAAGTCTATTACTGAAGACGCAGATTTTTTAAATTGTCGACCAGTCCTTGTGAATCACGTGGATGGTAAATATATCGTGTATGCAGGAAATCAAAGAGTGAGGGCAGCAAAATTTCTAAAGATGAAAGAAATTCCATGCATCATAGAAAAAGATCTCGACGACGCAGTAATGAAAAAAAGAATTGTACTCGACAACAAGACGTACGGAGAATTTGATTTCGATATGTTAGCAAATGAATTTGACATTGAAATGTTGTTAGACTGTGGTTTTGATGCAGAAGCCTTGACAGGATCTATACAAGAAATTGAATCTAGTGATATAGAAGAAAAGAAAGACGATAAAAAGATAAAAAAATGTCCCCATTGTGATGGAATTTTATCTTAGAAATATTTTCTATAAACACGCAGGTCAAATATGACAAAAAATATTAATTGGGATACAATAGATCAAATGTTAATAGCAGGTTGCAACGGAACAGAATGTGCGGCAGCCATAGGCGTACATCATGATACGTTATATGATAGATGTGTTGCAGAAAAAAACACCTCCTTTTCCGTCTATTCACAACAAAAAAGATCTCATGGTAACGGATTAATTCATGCAGCACAATTTCAGAAGGCAATTAAAGACAGAAATCCGACGATGCTGATATGGCTTGGAAAACAAAGATTAGGTCAGAAAGAGGATTTGAAAACATTCGATGCTCAAGAATCGTTTGAAGCATTCGTGAAAAAAGAGTTTGTACAAGAGTGACGTTACCTGATAAAAATTGGCGTCTAAATAATCTTTATAGAATTATAAATAAAGATGGTGATTCAGTTCCGTTCAAAATGAACTCAGTTCAGCAAGATTTTCTTTCATCAAATCATAACAGGAAGATCACTCTCAAAGCTCGTCAGCTAGGAATGTCAACCGCTTGTGTTATAGACATGCTAGATGATGCAATTTTCACTCCAAATCTTGCTTGTGGTATTGTTTCGTACTCAAGAGAGCATGCTCAGCATATTTTAAAGCGTATCATAGGGCATGCACTCGATACATGGCTAAAAGAATACAAAGCAATATTTAATGTTGTGAGTAGGTCTGCAACAGAGATATCATTTAGCAATGGCTCTGTATTGCGTGTTGACACAACACTGAGAGGAGGAACGTATCTACATGTATTAGTCTCAGAATTTGGAAAAACATGTGCAAGAAACCCCCAGAAGGCAGAAGAAGTTATTACAGGGACATTAAACGCAGTTCCAATTAAAGGAAAGATAGTCATTGAGAGCACTGGTGAGGGAAATGAAGGTTTTTTTGCTGAAATGGTACAGAATGCTTCACTGCGAGGAAATGAAAATCTTTCAGCGTTAGAGTATAAGTTGTTTTTCTATCCATGGATGAGCGAATCAACATATTGTATGAAAGATAAAATTGACTATCCAGTTGAGTTGACGGATTATTTCAACAGTTTGGAAAAATCAGAAAATATAACGATAACACAGCCTCAAAGAAACTGGTATGCTCTACAAAAAATGTTGCAAGGAGATAAAGTTCGTCAAGAATATCCTAGCACTGTTTCAGAAGCTTTTTTAGCGTCGTCAGATGCATTTTATTTTGCTGAATATATTGAACAAGCATACATAGAAAAAAGGTGCCTACAAACTCCTCTATACGATGCTTTAAGTCCTCTTTATGTTGCAATGGACATTGGTGTAAATGATTTAACTGTAATGATATTTTTTCAGGTGATACACGGGGAAATTCGAGTCATTGACTATTATGAGGATTCAAATAAGGGAGTGGATTTTTACGCAAAATATTTGCTTCAAGATAGAAAATATCTTTATCACACAATATTTCTTCCTCATGATGCAGTAAAAAGAGATGCTCTAATTGTTGAAAATACCTATGAGAGAGACTTCAAGCGACTGTTTGAGGGCACAAATACAAAGTTTCATGTATTAAAAAGAACAGAAAAACAGTTGCAGATATCACATGCAAAAATAAAATTTTCTAGATGTGTGTTCAATATTTCAAAAGTTAAGCCGTTGCTAGATCAAATCGGAAAATATCGAAAGAAGTGGCATGAGGCTACTGGTAGATACATTGAAGAACCACTTCATGATATTTCATCAAATTATGCAGATGCATTTCAATACATGTGCTCTGCTGTCACTCATATAGAAACTGTTTCAAGTATGAGTGGTGCATTAGAGCAGCACAGGAAAGTTGTTGAAAATAGATCTAATAAAAGATTTTAAAAAAATCCATGATTCACCTTAGAAAGGTTAACCATGGACTCAACACCAGATTTTGACCTCGTGTTTTCTTTCTAGTCTATCAGGAAAATATATTCGTCAAAAAAAAATCCCCGTTATACACACATTTGCATAACGGGGATCATGGAAAAAAGTTACAGTGTATCTAACTGCATCATCAATATAAAAAATCCCATATATTTTAACAAGAAAAAAATCGCGGAAGAGGACATGAAGAAATTCAAAAACCTATATATGATTCTTTAACCAAACTATTCCCAATAAATTTTATGTATTGTAGGGTCACATTTATAAAGTGAGGGCCAATGAGCTACGATAATGAAGTTAAAAGCGAATTTCAAGAAAACTATAGATACGCACATGACTATTGGGCTCCGTTTATAAAAGATGCGCAAGTGTACACTTTAGCAGCTTCAGGATATACGTGGAGCGATATGGAGCGTAAGGAATTAGTCAAGGAGGGTCGAGAGCCACTTGAATTTAATATCATACGTCGTCCTCTACAATTCTTTTCTGGTTATCTACGTGATAATATCAATGAAATCATATATTCACCAGTCGAGGGTTCAGATCAGCAAACAGCAGATCAATTTACAAAGTTGGGTTATTATGTTTGGGACAAAGGAGGCGGATTCCCGATATTCCTGGATGCGTGCGACGAGGCGTTTAAATCTGGGATTTCACTCTGTGGAATTCAGATGGATTATTCAAAAGATTTTCTCAACGGCGATATTAAATTTTTCAAGCGAACTTATAATTCATTTTTTCTTGACCCTACATTTGAAAATATCTCATTGGATGATTGTTCATTTGCAATAACTAGAGACTTGATTGACAAGCAATATGCAAAACAGCTTCTACCGTTTATCGATCCAAAAGAAATTGACAATCTATCCATGTCATATCGCGACGATAAATTCATGCAATATCATCCTCAGTTCACAACATTCTCAAGAAAGCGAAGTCTAATTGCGTACGACCAATATTATAAGCGCACAACACGACGTAGGCAGTATTTAATCGATTTAGATTCGTCATTTTATCGTGATATTACCGACCTTGATAAAGATGATAAAAGCAAGCTCAAGATGGGTCTAAGAAGATTTGAAGAGCTGAGAAAAATAGCAGAAGAATCAGGAAGTGGATTTGATGAAATACCCAATGTTGAAATTCGTTGGGTAGATAGACCTCATGTTGAATTACACGTGCTTCTCAACGGTCAGACAATGTATTCCGGAGAAGATAAAACAGGAATCACAGAAACATATCCATTTGCGCCGATTATTTGTTATATGGAACCATCTATATGGATGCCTTCACAACGTATTCAAGGCATAGCTTCCTCAAATTGGTCAGCTCAAAGACAATTTAATAAACGCCACATGAAAATAATTGACATGATGGATAGTACAATTTCAACTGGGTACAAATATTTAATTGGATCAGTTGCAGATCCTCAAGATCTACAGCAATCTGGTCAAAATCGTATTATCGGAATCGATCCTGAAAATGCTCCACAAGGCCTAGATTCAGTTCAAGAATTGAGAGGAGGTGGATCTAATCCTGAACTTATCCAATATCAACAGATTCTAGATCAACTTACACTGACTCTTTCAAACGTTAATGAATCGGTTCTAGGAGTTGATGAGAAAGGAAATACTCAGATTTCAGGAAAATTGGCGGAAGTAAGAATAGCTCAGGGTCTCAGAGGAAATAGAAAAATATTTGATAACGTTGAAACATCACAGCAAATTCTGGGAGGATTGATTCTTAAGGCAATTCAAAGTCACTATCCACCAGGAAAAGTTAAACGAATATTAAACGAAGACCCTTCTCCGCAATTCTATGAAAAAGAATTTGAGCAATATGATGCGGTGATACAACAGGGCGTAAGATCTAAATCTCAACAAAACGCTTACTACTATGAACTCGTAAATCTTAAGAAAGATGGCATAGTGGATGTTCCACAAGCGGCAATTGTGGACGCATTGGCAATGTCAGGGCTAAGTGATCTGAAAAAATCAATAGAATCACAAGAAGAAATGCAATCCAAAAATGCTGCTGTTGCAGAAGAAGCAATGCAAAAACAGATGCAATTAGTAGATGCACAAATTGAAGAAAAGCTTGGATTAGCTAAAGAACGAAATAGCCGAACAATTAGCAATCTAGCACTAAAAGACGAGCGTGAATCTGAAGCACAACAAAACATAGCACAAGCGACATTAGATAGAGCAAGAGCAATAACCGAAATCGCAAAAATGAATGAAGATCGATTGATGCAAGTGCTGAAATTTGTAACAGAAATGGAAAGACAAGAATCCACAGGAAGGGAGTTACAAAAAGAACAGGTTCAGGCTCAAGCCCAAAGCATAAATGCAGATGTGGATGGAGAACAAGAACAAAATCAATCACAAGATGCCTTTGAGCAGATTGTAAGAGAACAAAGTAACATGAACGAACTTAACCAAGGAGGTTAAAGTGGCATATAGTAAAGGAAGCTCTTCGGGAGGAAAAATGATGAATAACGGCGTAGGTCTTTGTTCTTACAAAAAAAATCCAATGCCTAAAGCAGCACAAGTAAGACCGGAATGTGGTCCTGGAATGAATGCAGACCAAAGAAAAGCAAATATGCTTTTACAGAAAGCGATGAAGCAAAATGAGTCGCTTCGCGGAATGAGCGGTATGTAATGAATAGTTTACTCGAATGCCCAACCACAGGTCTAGTACTTCCAAAAAAGTTTGTCGATGAAAAACAGGCTTTAAAAAAAGTAATTGATGAATATGTGGAAAAAGCTTGTCGAGAATATTCAGCTATTAAAGGTACGTATTTTCTAACTTTACATGCAAAGTTTGATAAATATGATCCAGGCTCTTTTAACATTGATCCACCAAAAATAACTAAGAAACTTCCTCCGTTTCTTTCAAATTCATTCGTGTTTTACGTGAATAACACTAGAGGTTTATGTGAGTTACTATGGATGGTACCACCTGCTAAAAGAGGACAAAAGCTACAGGTTGAATTTAATAAAACAGGTGTCGCCTACCTGCAAGCAAAGGGTGCTATGCCTTCTTAGGGGATAATCTAAGTAATTTACGGAGATGATTATGGATAATGAGGACGACGTAGAGTCCAATGAAATTGAGCAAGTTCAGGATCAACAACCAATTGATCAAGAAGCATCAGAAGAACAGCAGCAAGAAAAAGTCGAGCAACAAGTTCCACTTTCTGTGCTTAAAAAATATAGAAAGAGGGCTCAAGAAGCAGAATGGAAGCTTCAATATGAAAGAGAGCAAAAACAAAGTGCATCTCAATCAGCACAAGAAGAAGATAATACGCAATATGAGTCGGCTACAAAAGCTGACTTAAAAAGTGTTCAAAAAGCTGCTGTTAGAGATATAGAAGAAAGATTATGGATTAAACAGAATCCAGAAAAATATGAAAAAGTAGAAGCAGATTTACAAAAATTTTTAACACAAAATCCGCACCTGGTTTCTGCAATAGACGCCCGATCAAATCGCTATGAAGAAGCATATAGACTAATGGACGCATTGACGCCAAAGCAACAAGCAAATTTACGGACTCCTGCACCAAAAAGAGAAGCGCCCAATGCTCCTGGTGGGGTTCCAAAAAATGCATCGTTAAATGCTGCTGTTGATGTAATGACTATGTCAGATGCTGAATATAATGCGTGGAGAAGGGGACAGAGAGCAGGTAGGGCATAAGGAAAACATGTCAATAACAACAACATCAAGCTATGGCTCAATGGCCGATAGATGGGCACATAGAGCGCTATTACAGCGTTCTAAGCCTCGATGCGTTCACAATTTGTTTGGAAGAGCTTTTACTCTTCCTCAGAAAAACACAGACACTATCGCATTTCGTCGTCAAGAAAATTTAAATTCAGATCCTGTAGTACTCTCACAAGATGCTGATCCGGCACCGGAACAAGTTCAAAAGTTCGACATCAACGTAACTGTGCAAGAATTCGGCAAAGTAGTTTTGCTTGGACGAAAAGTTTTATTAGTCGTTGAAGACGACACAGCTAACGAAACAGCTGATAACTTGTCTCAGTGCATGCATACAATGCTGGACAAGGTTACACGTGATGTTTGGGATTCTGCTGCACCGCAAATCTCTTGTCTAAACGGAGTAAATGGAAATGCAATAACAGAATTGACTCAAACAGATGTTAATCGTGCAATACAATATTTAGATGATAATGATACTGAAAAAATGATACCAATGATTGAGGGTACATCTCGATTTGGTACAGGTCCAGTTGAAGAAGGGTTTTGGGTAACAGCTCATGTTAATCTTAAGCCAGATATTCGCGCTTTAGATGCATTTGTACCAACATCTCAATATGGATCTCAAGAAGCCGTCCTACAAGCTGAATTCGGAGCTACAGATGAAGCACATTGGGTTACATCTACATTAGTTAAAGTTTCTAGCGATGATCCACCGGTTTACAACAATACATTTGTAGGTGCTAATGCCTACGGATACGTTGGACTAGACCAAGTATCGACAGAAATGATCTTAAAGCCTCTTGGATTTAATGATTATTTAAATCGCTTTCAATCGATGGGTTTTACTGCATGGTTTAATGCGGCTATTTTAGATGACTCCCACATCGTAACATTGCTATCTACGAAAGGAGGTGTCTAATGTCAGACCTATTTCAAGGACAGTCAATGTCCGAAGCCTACTATTTTCAGTCAGCAGCAGCAGCGCACACATTTACATTTAATTTTCAGCCAGACAAAGTTGTATTTAACAACTTGACAGCGTGGACTTCAACAGCTGGACAATTGCCGGTTTCTGTGTGGTTTAGAGATAGAACAACTGCTGCGCATGCATATCAACAGCAGGTTATAGATTCTTCTGCCGGAGCATCATTTAACTTTGTAGATCTTTCTACCAATGGTTTTACGGTAGCTGATACGAGCGGTGGCGTTTCTAGTCGTCATGCAACAATCTCTGCTATATCAGCTGCTGATCCTTGTGTGATTACTCACAGTGCATATACTTTTCAGACAAACCAAATTGTTAGATTGACTGATTTAGGTGATGTTGGTGTAACCGATCACGGTATGGGAGAGCTTAATAATAATCGATATATGATCGTTGTGTTGAGCTCTACAACATTTTCATTGAAAGATGTTATTACTGGAGAGCCAATAGATTCTAGCGCATTTACCGCTTATGTTAGTGGAGGAAGAATTGCTCTAGAAACGGCGGTGATTTCGCTAAATAATCCTCAAGTAACTCCTTACTCGAACACAAGTCCTTATAATCCAAATCCGTTTACATATGATCCGGTCGAATATAAATTGACTGCCGGAACATCTGTAATGGGAGCAGACAACGACTTGTTTTTCATTGAAGCGTACAAATTTGGACAAATTACTAACTTAGGTGATTTAGCGTAATGTCAGGACAAATCCCACGTAGAGCAGATATTAACAGCATTTCAAATGCTAATCCATGTGTCATACAGACA